TAGAGTCTGCGACTACTTTCCTTACTGGAGGGTCTGCTAAAGACTTTCCGGCGTATCGGGAAATTGTTGGCTTAATTCGGGGTCTCGAAGCCAGCAAGCAACATCTAGCGGACCTCTCGCGTAACTATATGGAACAAGACGATGACTGATTCTATTATTGCAGTACCTGATGCCCTAAAACGGAAGATGGAAGCTGAAGCTTCAGCGGAACCGAAATTAAAAGACCGCGAGCTTACTGACGGAGAGTGGGAAGCACAACTCCCTAAGCCCTCAGGCTTCCGACTATTAATAGCGCTACCTGATGTAGAAGAGTACTACAAAGGTACAGAGCTATTAAAAACTACAGATGTGATGCACAGAGAGTACATCATGTCGATAATGGGCATTGTAGTAGACATGGGTGCCGACGCCTATTCAGATACAGACCGCTTTCCTGAAGGCCCTTGGTGTAAGCAAGGTGACTACGTTATGTTCCGTATGAACACAGGTACGCGTTTTAAGGTGAATGGTAAGGAGTTTCGACTGATGAACGATGATTCGGTAGAAGCAGTAATTCCAGACCCTAGCGGCATCATGGCTATATAGGAGATAACTCATGGCATTTCAAAAAGTTGAGTACGAACTTCCCAAAGCGGAAGAACGAGACATCGAGATAGAATCGTCTAGTGCTATCGAAGTGGACATCGGCGGTCGGAAAGCTAAGGCCAAAGCTAAAGAAGCTGAAGAAGAAGTCGAATTAGAGGACGATGACGCCGAATATGACGTAGAAGTCGTTGATGATACACCGAAAGCAGATCGTAACCGGAAACCGTCTGAGCCACCAGAAGAAATAACCGATGATGAGCTTGAAGACTACTCGGACAAAGTTCGCAAACGTATCCAGCACTTTAGTAAGGGATACCACGATGAGCGTAGAGCTAAGGAATCCGCACTACGAGAGCGTGAAGAACTAGAGCGTCTGACACAGAAACTCGTCGATGAGAACAAAGAGCTTAAAGGTAGTGTAAACAAGAACCAGACAGCACTACTTGAACAAGCTAAGCGTTCCGCGACAGCAGACCATATCGCAGCTAAGAAAGCATACAAGGATGCGTATGAAGCTGGAGACGCCGACGGTGTACTGAATGCACAAGAAAGTCTATCGAATGCTAAGAATAAGGTCGATAGATTAAACAATTTTAAGTTACCACCTTTACAGACAGAAGAAACTCCTGTAAAAGTAGAACCTGAATCCACCCCTGCGCCAATCGAGGTTGATACTAAGGCGGCGTCTTGGCAACAAGACAACACTTGGTTTAACCAAGACATCGAGATGACAAGCTTCGCTTTGGGGTTGCATAACAAACTTGTCCACGAGGGAGTAAGCCCTCAGAGTGATGACTACTACGAGCGAATTGATACTCGTATGCGACAGTTATTCCCCGAAAAATTCGAGGACTCAGAGGAAGTACAAAAACCTAAGAGACGTTCGAATGTGGTTGCACCCGCTACGCGGAGCACAGCGCCTAAGAAGATTAGGCTCACGCAAACACAATACCAGCTCTCAAAGCGTTTAGGACTTACCCCTGAACAATACGCCAAACAGGTTGCATTAGATATGAGGAAACAGTAATGGCTAAGAACAGAATTGATCGTGAGCTAGAAACCCAAGAAAGCACAACCCGCAAAAAGGCTTGGTCGCGCCCCGAGGTGTTACCGTCACCAAATCCCGAGCCGGGCTATGCGTTTCACTGGGTTCGAGTAAGCACGCAAGGACAGGTCGATGCCACTAACGTATCCTCGAAATTACGCGAAGGTTGGGTGCCCTGCAAGGCAGATGATCATCCCGAGATTACTTTGGTTGCTATCGAACAAGATCGCTTCAAAGATAACATCGTGATTGGTGGTTTGATGCTATGTAAAGCACCGACAGAACTAGTCGAAGAGCGGTCTGAACATTACAACACCCAGACTCGTTCCCAGATGAACTCTGTTGATAACAACCTTATGAGAGAGAATGACCCTCGTATGCCTCTGTTCAATGAACGGAAAACGAAGGTTACTTTTGGAAATGGGACTTAATTTAGGAGCTTATAATGGCTTACCCAACTGTAAGTGGCCCTTCTGGGCTAGTTCCGGTAAAACTAGTAAGTGGCGTACCTTTCGTGGGCGTAACTCGTCAATATAGCATTGCGAGCAACTATGCCACGAGCATCTTTAATGGTGATGCTGTTCAACTGGTTACCGGAGGCACCGTCGAACGCGATACTGCTGACGCTGCAATGACGCCTATCGGCGTATTCTTAGGCTGTACTTATACTGATCCCGTACTGGGCTACCAGTTGTTCAGTCAGTACTACCCGGCGAATACCGTCGCATCTGACATCATGGCTTACGTCGCTGATGCTACCGATGTTCTGTTTAAAGTTGCTGTTTTGTCTTCAGCTGCGGGTGCAACCCCAGTTATCGGCGATCTCGCAATTACAGACCTTGGCGCAAACGTAGCAATGATCAACAATGTTGGCGATACCGCTACTGGAAATTCCCGATGTGGTATTTCTGACACTACGGCTACAACTAACACTCTGCCTTTACGGATTGTGTCGTTAGTAGAAGAAACCAAAAATGTATCCGGTGGTTACACTGAAGCTCTCGTTAAGTGGAACGCAGGTCATCAGATGAACAGCCTAACCGGCATTTAAGAGGGAATAACAAATGGCTATTTCACGCGCCCAGCTCCTTAAAGAGCTACTACCCGGACTAAATGCTTTATTTGGTTTGGAATACGCAAAGTATGGCGAAGAACATTCCCAGATCTTTGAAACCGAATCCTCAGATCGTTCTTTTGAGGAAGAGACTAAATTATCTGGCTTCTCAGCAGCACCTGTCAAAGGCGAAGGCTCAGCCATCGAATATGACAATGCTCAAGAAGCGTGGAGTGCTCGTTATGTGCACGAAACCATTGCGATGGGTTTCTCAATTACTGAGGAAGCTATCGAAGATAACCTGTATGACTCTTTGTCTGCTCGTTATACTAAAGCATTGGCTCGCGCCATGGCATACACTAAGCAAGTTAAGGCTGCTTCTGTACTCAACAACGCGTTTGCTAACACCACTTACGGTGACGGCCAAACTCTTTGTTCTACAGCTCACCCGCTTGTTTCTGGTGGCACCAACTCAAACCGCCCAACTGTCGCTGCTGACCTTAACGAGACTTCTCTTGAAGCCGCCGTTATTCAAATCAGTCAGTGGACCGATGAGCGTGGCTTGTTGATCGCTGCTCAACCTAAGAAACTCATCATTCCACCAGCCTTGCAGTTTGTTGCAACCCGCTTGTTGGATACTGAGGGTCGCGTAGGTACTGCGGATAACGACATCAACGCCATCCGCAATAACGGTTCTATCCCACAAGGCTACTCCGTTAACCATTATCTGACAGACACCAATGCTTGGTTCTTGATGACTGATGTACCTAATGGCTTGAAGCACTTCGTCCGTACCCCGATGTCTACCTCTATGGATGCAGACTTCGATACAGGCAACAGCCGTTATAAAGCCCGAGAGCGTTACTCTTTCGGCGTCTCTGATCCATTGGGTATCTTCGGTTCACCCGGTGCGTAATTAGGGTGGGGGCATTAACTTGCCCCCTTTCTTTTTTTGTGTTATAAACTACCTATCCCTGACAGTTGCCTAACGCAGCTGACACTAGCCACGACAGGAGATTCTCATGGCTTTATCTACTTTTTCTGGACCAGTCCGTTCAAATAACGGCTTCCAAATCCCCGTTGTTACGACTGCCAACTTACCGGCATTTGCTGACACCGCAATCGGAACCGCTTATATGGTTAGCGATAACGGCGCAGGCAACGACGAATATTGCATCGTAATTAATACTGGCGCTGCTTGGGTTACCGCCATTGGTGCCGCTCTTAGCTAATAGGAGGCTGGTATGTCTAATTCTGATGTTCAATCTAAACGGGTTACCGCAGCAGCTTCTTTGGCTGTTGGGCCTGCACGTATTCGACAAGTTCAAGTATTGACTACCGCTGATGGCGCAGGTCGGTTAACTATTACCGATGGTGCTGGCGGGCGTACAATACTAGACTTAGACTTCCTTGCTTCGGACTCTCACTCCGTGAACATCCCTGATTGGGGTATTCGGTGTCAAGATGACGTACTCATTACCGCTATGACTAATATTAGCGCAATGACTGTCTTCTATAGCTAGGGGTGCAGGATGCGATGCTATTATAAAAAAGGTGGTTCTGTTGGGAAGTCACCTGCTTGGACGCGTAAAGCGGGCAAGAGCGAGTCTGGGGGCCTTAATAAAAAAGGCGTCGAGAGTTATCGTAAAGCAAATCCGGGCAGTAAGCTTAAAACTGCGGTTACCAAAGATCCTAGCAAGTTAAAGGCAGGCTCTAAAGATGCTAACCGCCGTAAATCATTTTGTGCCCGTATGGCGGGTATGAAGAAAAAGAACACAAGCTCTAAGACGGCTAACGATCCAGATAGCCGTATCAACAAGAGTTTGCGAAAGTGGAATTGTTAAACACCCAAAGGGGAATATTTCATGAAAGGCACTAAGAAGATGATGATGGGCGGTATGACTGCCCCCGCTAGCGCCCCGGCAGCTATGCGGGACGAAGAAGCTTCTATGGATCCACGAGATCCCCGGAAGAAGAAGAAAATGTTACCTCCACGAGTACCTAGCCAAGCACCTACAGCGATGGGCGCTCCCGCAGGTATGAAATCCGGCGGTATGGCCAAGAAAGGCTATAAGTCTGGCGGTAAAGTCCGTGGCGCAGGTTGTGCTAAGCAGGGCGTTCGCAGTGCTAAAATGGTCACCATGAAAGGCTCCTAATAAAAGGCGGAACTAATGGAAGTTTTCCAGAATGGTCGGTTCTCGACAGGGGAACCTGTATATCAGATAGGTACACAAAACGAAGACGGCACCTATAAGGTTGTTGTCTTCGCCTTGATGAGTAAAGCGGAAGCAGAAGCAAAGCTAGCAGAGATGCAGCCTGTGGAAGCTCCAGTATCGTATAAGATTGCTAAGAAGCCTATTAAGAAAACTGGGAAGTAACCATGACCACATCGGGTACCACAGCGTTCAACATGGACTTTACGGAAATCGCTGAAGAAGCGTGGGAACGTGCTGGACGTGAAATGCGTTCGGGGTACGACCTCCGTACTGCCAGACGTTCTATGAACTTGATGACAATCGAGTGGCAGAACCGTGGTATAAACATGTGGACGATTGATGAGGGTACTATAAACCTCGTCGATGGAACTTCTGAGTATACTCTCCCTGCGGATACCATTGATCTGATGGAACACCAAATCCGTACAGGGGCAGGCAATCAAGCAACACAATCCGACCTTACCATAAGTCGTATTAGTGTTAGTACCTACGCGGCTATCCCTAATAAGTTATCACGGGGTAGACCAATACAGCTCTACATTGAACGGCTACGAGATGCGCCTAAAGTTAATCTGTGGCCAGTACCGGACAATGACAACTACGTCTTGTACTACTGGCGTATGCGCCGGATTGAAGACGCGGGTAGTGGCGTGCAGACTTCGGATATGAACTTTCGATTCTTACCAGTACTAGTGGCGGGTCTAGCGTTCTACATCGCTATGAAAATACCTGAGCTTGCAGACCGAATCTCGATGCTTAAACAAGCTTATGAAGAGCAGTTCGCGTTAGCCGCAGGCGAAGACCGGGAGAAGACATCCGCACGGTTTGTCCCTAGAATAGGTAGGATATAGCGTGGGCAATAGGTTTGCATCCTCTAAGAAAGCTCTAGCGCTTTGTGATGTGTGCGGGTTTGAGTACAAGCTACGCGAACTACGCAGCCTTATTGTTAAGGGCAGAGACACGAATATTAAGGCGTGTCCAGAATGTTGGAACCCTGACCAGCCACAGAACAAGCTGGGGGAGTTCCCCGTTGATGATCCGCAGGCCATACGCAACCCGAGAATAGATACAAGTATCGGTATAGCTGGGAGTCGGAGCAGTCGAGATATTCAGTGGGGCTGGAATCCCGTGGGTGGTGGAAGCGACCCGTACGGACTAACCCCTAACACGTTACTTGGTACTGGATATATAGGCCAAGTTATCATAGACATTACGTAGGAGTGCTAAAATGAATGTTTTTGGGATGGAAGAAGTGAAGGTTATCAAGGATAAAGGCGTGCGCCCATGCGGTCACGGCCCTAAGCCGGATATGAAAGGCGTCAAAACCACGGGGATTAAAGTCCGTGGTGTTGGTGCAGCAACCAAGGGAACTATGGCCCGTGGGCCGATGGCGTAAAACATGAACTATACTGAGCTGAAAGTTAACATCCAAGACATCTGTGAGACCACTTTCACAGACGAGCAGCTCGCTATGTTTACGCAGCAGGCTGAACAAACCATATACAACACAGTCCAGATACCTGCACTGCGAAAGAACGTGACAGGTACACTGACCCAAAACGTTGGTTACCTGTCTATCCCGACAGATTTCTTATGGGCTTACTCGTTGGCGGTTGTGGATGCCGCTGGGGATTACCATTTCCTCCTCAATAAAGACGTAAACTTTATTCGTGAGGCGTACCCTACTACCACATCTGTTGGGCTACCACAGCATTACGCTTATTTTGACGACAATTCGTTTCTCCTCGGGCCTACCCCTAATAGTGGGTACGCCATGGAACTGCACTACGGGTATTACCCAGAATCTGTTGTTACCGCTGGAACTACGTGGTTAAGCGACGAATTTGATTCTGCACTATTGAACGGGGCGCTACTACAAGCAATCCGGTTTATGAAGGGCGAACCAGACGTTGTGCAGATGTACGAAAAACTGTATGTCCAAGCAATTAAACTACTCAAAAATCTTGGGGACGGTAAACTTAGAGAAGACGCGTATCGTTCGGGTCAATTCCGTACCCCAGTACAGTAAGTTAGGAGATAAAAAATGGCAATTTCGCAGGCAATGTGTACATCGTTTAAACTAGCCCTTCTCGATGGTGAGATGGACTTTAGTAGCGATACGGCACAAACATTTAAGATCGCACTGTACACATCTAGTGCGACCCTAGGCGCTGCCACCACGGCGTACTCTGTGACCAACGAAATCTCAGGAACCGGTTATGTTGCTGGGGGTAATACGTTGACCGTAGTAGCTCCGACTACTTCTGGTACCACAGCACTGTTGGATTTCGCAGACACTACGTGGTCAACCGCAACTATCACAGCCCGAGGCGCACTCATATACCAGTCTGGGGGTACTAACCCCGCAGTAGCGGTTATTGATTTTGGCGCAGATAAGATATCCACAGCCGGTGACTTTACTATCCAGTTCCCAGTTGCCGACGCATCTAACGCCATTATTCGAATCGCCTAGGGAGGCTAGATGCCATCTTCTGCTACATATACAGGCTGGGGTAGAGCTGCTTGGGGCCAAGGCTCTTGGGGCACTGACCTTGTAGTAGTATTAGTCGATGGCGTTGCGGCTACAAGTGCTCTTGGTACTGTCGCTATTAGTGGCGCAGCAACTGCGCAACCTTCCGGGCTAGAAGCTACTAGCAGTGTGGGTACGGTAGTTGTATCGGCAAACGCGGATGTTTCTGTAACAGGACTCGAAGCTACTAGCGCCCTAGGAACTGTCGCGGTTACCGCGAATGCGAACGTAGATGTAACTGGAGTGGCTGCGGCG